GGTAAAAAAGTTCACGCCTATAGTTTTTGTCTGGACACTCATCTCTCATACGATTTTCAAAAAGCCAAAGAAGTTGCAGAAGTATTCAACTGGCCCTTCACAGGAATTGAAGTACCAACCAAGAATTTGGCTGAGGATTGGCACCGATTAGTTCAACTGGATTGTAAAAAGAAAACCCACTTTGAATGTGTCTATCCATTTTTATATGTGTATCCAGAAATAAAACAGAAGTATGTTTTGTCTGGTTGGGCCGCAGATGGTTACTATGGTATAAGTAAAAAAGCAATGATACATTACAAACATACTCAAGAATTATTTGATAAGTTTAGAGACAATTATTTTAGTCCAGAAATGTGTGCAGGTTACAAATGGCACAAGAAAGTTGTAGATGAATATGATAAAGTTTTTGTTACTCCATATCTACATTCTGTAGTTAAAGAATATTTTTATCTATTTAATTGGGAAGACTTGAACAAACCATTTCAGAAACATCATGTAAGAAATGCATTTGATGAATTTAAGAGAACAGGAAAAATTAAAAATCACTTGAACTTACAAATAGATTCTGGTATAGTAAATTTGTTTGAATCATTATTACCCAATAAGGAAATCAATTTTAAAAATAGAAGTAGGATAATGGATGTATGTAAACCAACAAATGTTCTTTTCACAGCATTCCACTTCGTGATCAATTTTATTAGAGGTCATCAATGAAACCAGAAGTTACAGCTTTACCGGGCTTTGAAGAATTGGATTTTTCTGAAATTAAAAAACCAGATGTTAAAATAATGCCAGACATTTCAACCCCAGCTACATTATCTGAAGATTATGTCAAGCATGTAAAAGATGCAAAACCTATTTCAGCAGATTATCAAAAATATACAATGGAAGATGTACGTGCCGGAGAAGCACAAAACAAGTTCAATGTAATATCTACCTTTGCTGGTGGTGGTGGTTCTTCTACAGGATATCGTCTGGCGGGTGGTAAGATTTTGTGTATCAATGAATTTGTGAAAGAGGCGAGAAATACATATCATGAAAATTATCCAAACACTCCTATACTTCCAGATGACATAAAGGAACTTACAGGACAAGACCTTTTAACTGCTGCTAATATTGGAGCAGGAGAAGTTGATATCTTGGATGGTTCACCACCATGCTCTGCTTTCTCTATGGCTGGTTCTGTAGTACAGGGTAGTGGTCATAGTATTGGTTTTGGTAAAACTAAAAAATATTCTGATGGTAAAAAGGTAGAAAATATTGAAGATTTATTTTTTGAGTTCATTAGAATTGCAAAAGATGTTAAACCTAAAGTTATTGTTGGTGAGAATGTGTCGGGGTTGTTAATGGGTGAAGCAAAACATTATTATTGGAAGATTACAAATGCATTTGAAAATGCTAGTTACAATGTATCATCCATGTTATTAGATTCATCTCATTATGGAGTACCACAAACAAGAAAGAGAGTTATTTTTATTGCAGTTCGTAAAGATGTAACTGATGCGATTGGTCTTACTTCTCTTAACATTGCTGGTGTATTTCCAGAAAAGACAACTACTATTCCAGTTACTTGTGGAAATGCATTTAGTGACCTAGTGTATGATGAAGAAGAAATAAAAATGTTAACAGAATCTTTTACAAAGGGTTCTCATTTTGTGACAGCATCAAAGATGCCACTTGATCCAAAAAAAGTATTAACAGGTTGTGATTATCATCCTAAAGGACATCACTTTAATATGAAAAGAATTTCAAGATTCAAACCAGCTCCCACCATCACAGCTTCTGGTGGATGTATTCATTGGAGTGAAATGCGAAAACTTGCATTGGGTGAAACTCGTAGACTCACTTCTTTACCAGAAGATTTCAAATTAACTGGAAAGTGGGAACAAAGATCGGAACGTATGGGTAGAATGGTGCCACCGCTAATGATGAAAGCGATAGCAGATTCAATATACAAGAAAGTACTTAAACCTTATAAGGAGTTGAACAATGGCTGATTTTACTTTTGCACATAGAGAAGAAGGATTCGATGAACATATTGAAAAGTCAATTCGGGGTTATTCAAGCTTAATGGAAGATGTAATTAGTCTTTCACGTTATTTTGTAGAAGATAATGCTAACATAGTTGATATTGGATGTTCTACAGGAAAAATTACAAAGGCTATGATGGAGTATAATAAAGACCATTCTCCTGAAGCAAAATATATCGGAATTGAAGTAGCTGATGGTTTTGAACAAGATTTGAAAAACCGCACGAAAGAATTGAATAATGCTGGATTTACTAATGTAGAATTTATAATGAAAGATATTCGTAAGTTTCAAATAACAAATGCTAATCTGGTTACTTCTATCTTCACTTTACAATTCATGCCAAAGAAAGATAGAAGAGAAGTTATTTCAAATATCTATGCTGGATTGAATACTGGTGGAGCTTTCATTTTTGCAGAAAAAACTATCTGTGAAAGTGCATTGGTACAGGACATGATTACATTCAATTATTACGATTACAAACGAAAATCATTTGATACAGAAGACATCATGGATAAGGAAAGAACACTCAGAAACATCATGAAACCTCTTACATGGAAAGAACTTGAGCATATGATATCTTTTGCTGGGTTCACTACAGTTCAACCATTTTGGAGAAACCACTCATTTGTCGGTGCAATAGCGTTAAAATAACTAAAGACTTGACAAAACACCTTAATATGGTATAATAGTACTATGAGTCCATTTGATTACCTAAAAGCGATTAACGAAACCAAAGAGAATGTGATGCTTACTCCACAAGATGAGAGGAAATACTCGTCTTTTATCGTGAATCGCGGGCTATCTTTCTTTATGGACACTATATTTCAAGTAAATGAGATGAATCGTAACCACCACCTTGACAGCCGACTTCAATTTGACTATCTACTAAATAATATTAGAAAGAAACGAAGGTATAGTAAGTGGCTGAAACCAGAGAAACTACAGAATGTTGAATTGGTGAAAGAGTATTATGGATTTAGTTATGAGAAAGCTAAGGATGCTCTGAGAATACTTTCTGAGGATCAGTTGGCTTATATCATAAACAAACTGAATCAAGGTGGAGTGGAAAATGACAACAGGAACAGAGAACATGGTGGAGTGCACTCTGGAGAATCCAGATGATTTTCTCAAGGTGCGTGAAACACTTACTAGAATCGGGGTAGCTTCCCGAAAGGACAAAATATTATATCAATCTTGTCACATACTACATAAACAAGGTAGATACTATATAGTACACTTTAAAGAATTATTTGCACTTGATGGTAAACCAACCAATTACTCAGAAAATGACCAAGCAAGACGTAATACAATAGCAAATCTTTTATCGGAATGGGGCTTAATTGCACTAGTGAATCCAGAATCTTCAAGTGAATTAGTTGTTCCGTTGAATCAACTAAAGATCCTATCTTTTAAAGAAAAAGACCAATGGGATCTTACAGCAAAATATAATATTGGAAGTAAAAGGACTGAAGATGGCGACCAAAACAATAAAGAATGAAACATTAAAATTTTATAAATTACATCCGAATGCTAAAGACCCCATTTATGCAACAGAGGGTTCAGCATGTTTCGATATTCATGCGTGTTTTGATGGGCAAGAAAAATACCAAGTACGTCAAGATACTCTAACCAGAGTAATCGAAAAACCTTTTAGAAATGGAGTTCTTCAAGTACATAACATGGAAAGAGTAATGATTCCTACTGGATTGATTTTTGATATTCCAGAAGGTTACTCAGTTCGACTTCATTCTAGGTCAGGTTTGGCTTGGAACGAGGGTTTATACCTAACAAATTGTGAAGGTATAATAGATTCTGACTATGTAGATCCTATTTTCGTTATGATGACAAGCATTTCTCAATCTCCAAAAACAATAAATAATGGAGATAGGATATGTCAAGCAGAATTAGTGAAAAAGGTATATCATGGTTTAACCGAACTCAAAAAACCACCAGTTCAGAAGACCGAGCGTGAAGGTGGATTTGGTTCTACTGGCAAATAACGAAAAAGTTATATGGCCAAAACTTTAATTTAAAAAGGGAGTAATCCTATGTTAGAAAAAGCAATAGGCTGGATTCGCAGTCTTACAGAAGCTGGCCTTGCGTTAATCGCATTAGGCGTGGTTCTTCAAATCATTTTTGGAGCAGCTGTTCCTTTCATTGGCATTGATGTCATTGGTTCAGTAGTAGGCTTAGTTAAACAACTTGGATCAGAAGGACTTGTAGGCTTAGCAGCAATTTGGGTACTTTGGGGAATTTATTCCAAGAAGTAAACTTATATCATCTGACAAAGGGTGATTAAACCCACCCTTTTCACTTTTTTTTACATTATGACTAAATACTATTATAGTAATTGGCAAATTGATGAAAAATTTATGAAGACTAAATATAAATTGATAGTAAAGGAATCGGGAAATTATACTTCAGATTCTTTAAGCAGTCTACTTTGGACTGTTTTCAAACATCGTTGCGAACATCTCTTCAAAGGAGAAGGTTGGCGCGACTGAGGTTGACCAATAGTGGTAACCTCTAACTTACTCCAAGTCTACGTGCTGAAGATTGGAGTGTAATATTAACCTCGCTTTAAAGGAGGCCCTATGTATACATTAGCACCACACACATTCCCCACACCACAAGACCTACAGAAATTACTCGGATTCAGCGTTGGATTCGATGGATTTTTTAATCGTCTTACTAATATGGACATCGCCCAGTCGGGCTATCCACCATATAACATTCGCAAACTTAATGATCTACAGTATGTTGTTGAACTAGCTCTTGCTGGTTTTTCAAAAAGTGATATTGAAGTAGAAGTAACTGATGGTACTCTTACCATTCGTACTGCCGCGAAAGATGAAGGGACTGATAATGATGAAGGTTTTGTACATCGTGGAATTGCCAAGAGAACTTTTTCTCGGCAGTTCAACTTGAGTGATGATATCATTGTTAAAAATGCCGATCTCCAAGACGGCATGCTTATTGTGAATCTGGAACGTGTAATTCCAGATGAGAAAAAGCCTAGACTGATTCCCATCGGTCAATAGCCACTGTGGTGCCCCCAATCTGCCAAGATTGGGGGATTATAAATAAATATATAGATTATTTGAAACCTCAGTTTTTAACACAATAAAGGATATACATGGCACACGCACATAAAGGTAAAAAGAAAGTATCTAAAGCAATGGGAGAAATTTTAAAAGCTCCTAAAAAAGTTGAAAAGACAGTTAAGGCTGCTGTTAAGTATGTCAATCATACACATTGGGATACTAAAGATGCATTTTCTGCAGCAATAGATACATCGGGTGTTAATCCAAATGCAATAAATGTCAACGCAGAATGGGATCTTTATCAATCAGACAAAGAAGGTTACAGGAATCATCTTAAATTAGAGAAATAAAGTAACCCTAATAGGAGTATAAAATACAAAAAAGAAAAGTATTAAAAGAAGTTCTTTTTGATGATGTGGAAGAAAAGATAGAATATGATTTTTTAACGCGTGATCAATTTTTCGCAAAAGTACCAGAAACAAGGCCAATGTCGGCGAGTGGTGTAGAGATGTGGGAAAGATACCTACAAAATCCGAAAGGATTTAAATTTTAGGAGAATATTATGTTACCATTATTATTAT